AACCGGCGCTATGGGTTTACGGTCCGCGCGGTTCAGCACTTGCCAGAACACAAGACGACAGAGGCATCACACAGCGACACGAGAAACACAATCGAGGACATAAGATGGCATACACCCTGACAGAAGATGCATTGCTGGCCGATCTGTACGCAGCGTGGCATATGGCACGGCGACACAAGACATTGAAGCATTATGTGCGGGTGTTCGACCGCCAGGCACCGCGCAATCTGCGACACATGGCATCGCAACTCATACGCAGGGATTACACGCCAGAACCCTCCAGCTGTTTTATTGTGGACAGACCGAAGAAACGGGAGGTTTTCGCTGCACAATTCTCCGATCGCATCATCCACCACCTTTACTACAACTACACCCACCAACTATTCGAGCGCACATTTATTTCTGACTCTTATAGTTGCATCCAGGGGCGTGGCACTCACTACGGCATCGAGCGACTGAAACGTCACATCTTGACCGAAAGCGAGAACTATGGCCGACGCTGCTGGGCAATGTCGCTCGACATCCGTGGTTATTTTATGCACATCGACCGCAAGATACTGCTGGGCATAGCCACCGATACCATCAAGCGGATAGCGACGCACAGCATAGATGGCACGACCACCACCTGGCAGGACGTAATAGACATCCCCTTCGTACTGTGGATGACGGAACAGATTGTGATGCTTGATCCGAAAACATCGTGCAAGATTGTCGGCAAACCTGAAGAATGGGAGGGGCTCGACCTAAATAAGTCGCTCTTCCACACGCCCGACGGTTGTGGATTGCCCATTGGCAATCTGACAAGCCAGCTGCTGAGTAACGTCTATCTCAACGAGTTCGACCAACACATGAAACGCACGCTGAAGTGCAAGCGATACGGCAGATATGTCGATGATGCCTACGTCGTCAGCACCGACAAGGAATGGTTGCTCAGTCTGATTCCGCAGATAGATTGTTTTCTGCAAGAGCGTCTTCACTTGCAACTGCATCGCGGCAAGACGCAACTGCGAGAAGTCAGTCAGGGCGTGGAGTTTCTGGGCGGATTTATCAAACCCCACCGCACCTACATGAGTCACCACGCGGAGCAGCGGCTCCGCAGGAGTGTGGAGCGATTGCCCATGAATAAGCCAGACAAACTATTCCGAAGTGTCAACGCCATGCTCGGTGTGTTGGCACATTATGACTCCCACCGATTGCGGCATGAACTATTCGACACCGATGCCTTCCATCGTGTCGGCTACTTCGACCGCGACATGACGCAGTTCACACTACGTCAGTAAACCCAAGACGGCATTTCGCCCGCTTTTTAGACAGATATAATTCATTCTAAAAAACGATAAGACATGAGCAAGAAATGTGGTAAGAGTGCCGAGTTTGCACTCGTTCGCGAAGAGCGCAGCCAGCTGGTGGTTGGCTACGGCAAGACAAAGGTAGATGGCAAGAGTCTCTACGAGTGGTATGAGGTAGGTTTCAACACCAAGAAATCAGGCAAGCCGACACTCGACCAGGTGAAGCAGGCCATCTTTGACGACATCAACAGCCGTACAGACGCGAAGATCGTCAGCGACTTTGTGTGGACACCAAAAGCAGGTGGCGACCCCATCCCCGTATGGCTCTCCACCGAGAATCAGTTTAATTTCAAGTCGGCCTACGACCTCGCCGTGCAGAAAGACGGTGCCACGCTGCCCGTCACCTTCAAGATGGGCGAAGCAGCCGACGGCACGCCTATCTATCACACCTTCGAGACAATGGAGGATGCCGACGACTTCTATCTTCAGGCCGTCGCCTTCGTCAACCAGACGCTTGCAGACGGTTGGACGGAGAAAGACAACATCGACTGGGAGCCATACGAAGAGTATTTCAACCAATAATCAGCGACCGCGATGGCATTCAGCACAGGATTTTTGAAACACAGGATCGTCGTGCAGAACCGCACGAAGGCCAAGCAGGGAAAGTTCGGACTCGACTCCGCAGGAGCCGAGTTCGAAGACACCTGTGAGTTGTGGGCGGCTGTGGATTGGGCGAAAGGTACGAGCGCACTCCGCGAAGGATCGATAGATGCCTATGCCGTGGTGGTCGTAAGGATGCGCTGGAGTCCCGACATCACTTGTCGTTCTCGCATCAAGTACGAAGGCAAAGTCTATCAGATTCTGCCCGAGACCTTCCACGACGACCGTCAGGCCAACACCATCCAGTTCACCGCGCAAGCCATCATTAACGACAAATAGGAACTATGAGACAGACCATAGCAATTATCCACTTCAACACTCCCGAACTGACCGAGGCTTGCATCCTGTCAATCAGGAAGCACGGCTGCGACTGGCCAGTCGTGGTGTTTGACAATTCGAGAGAAGTGTCGTGGCCAGCTGGCGAGGGGATGCCAGAGCGAACGGTGGAAGCGCACCCGTTCAAGAAGAAGATGAAGGGCGTGAAAGTGATAGACAACACGAAAGGCCAGCAGGTGGACTTCGAGAAGGCTCTCCAAGCATTCCCCGACAAGCACAAGCCACATGCGGAAGTGAACGGCTGGGGCTCTGACTGCCACATGATGACGGTTGAGAAGTTGTGGGAGCTGTTGCCCGACGGGTTCATCCTCGTGGAGAGTGACATCCTGCTGCGAGAAAACCCTGCCGTGATGTGGAACGAGAAATACTCGTTTGCAGCCTACGTTCAGGAACATCAGCGCGGCAACAAGTTCGGGCGTGGTCGCATCCTGCCGATGCTCTGCTATTTCAACGTGCCGAAATTTCGCGCCTATGGTGTCCACTACTTCGATCCCGACCGTTCATGGATGCTCCACAAGGGAGAGGACAATCCCAAGAACTGGTACGACACTGGCGCGTCGTTGCTCGAAGACGTGCTGGCACACAAGCCGAACCTTGTAGGCTTACACGTTGACATCCGTCCGATGGTGGTACACTTGGGCGGTGGCTCCTACAAGAACGTGAGCCTGAAAGCACAAGCCGAATGGCTGAAGGCTCATGAGGATTTATTCAGTAAACCCGAGACAGCAAAACGCACGAATAGTAAAAGCAAATAATTATGGATAATATTTTTGCAAATCTTTTCCGCTACCGACAGCGCGAGGCAGAGACTCCGGGCGTGCCTTCATCGACGATGCCGCCAGAGCCGAAGGTGCAGGGCGGCGACTATCAGGAACGCATCGCCTATGTGCGAGGCCCTGAGCAGGCGTTGGTCGTTGGTGCGGTCTATCGTGCCGTCAACCTCAGAGCCGACACGATGAGCGTCATGCCAGTGCAGTATCAGAAGAAGGATTTTGAGGGCGGCAACTTCACGCAGGACATGCGCGGCCTGGGCAAGCGCATCAACTACATGCTTCAGGAGGAAGCAAACCCCATCATGACAGCCAGCGACCTGTGGAAACTCATCGAGATCAATCGCCTGTTCTACGGAAACGGATTCTCCTACGTTGAGCGCGACGAGTTCGGGTTCCCGCTGCATCTGTGGCTGGTGAAGACGGGCGGCTACAATATCGCCGAGGGCGTGTATTCCAGTATCGTCTATCTGACCGATCACGGCTACGTGACCAAGGTGAACGTACCGCGCGAAGATGTGCTGCATTTCCCCAACACCTTCCGCTATCAGAACGGTTTTTGGGGCATCCCGACGCTTCAATATGCCATCGAGACGCTTTCGCTCAACCGCACACTGCGCTCACAGGCTCTCGAAACAGCGGCAAAGGGTGGTCGCGTGAAGCTGATCATCGGTGAGGAGAAACCCGCCAGTGGTCAAGGTACCCTCGCATTTGGCTTGATGAACAAGGGAGAGATGGACTCATACGCCCAGGAGCTTCAAAAGAAGATGTACTCAGGTCACGACATTCTCGCTATCCGAGGGCTCGACAAGGTGCAGAACATATCAATGACCTCTGCCGAGATGCAGATGTTCGAGCAGATGGGTGCAACGAACGACGACGTGGCAAGGTTCTTCGGTGTTCCCCGTCCGCTGCTGATGCTCGACACCAACTCGCACTACAACGACTATCAGAATGCGACGATGGAGTTTCACACACGAACGATTCTCCCTCAGAAGACCGGCAACGAAAAAGAGATTGCTCGTAAACTGATAGGCTTCAAGGACTACGGCATGCGCCGTATTCATATCTGCGAAGACCCGCTGATGGTGATGGACCCCGAACGCCGTGCCAAGGTTGCCCAGCTGAAGATGCAGTCAGGACTATGTACCGTGAACGAAGCCCGCCGAGACTTCGACATGCCTGCGGTTGAAGATGGCGACGTGCCAATGGCATCGGCAAACCTCATGACGCTGAAAGCACTCATCGCCAAGAGCGACGCAAACACCAATCTCAAGCCAGGTAACTATGTCGTAGATGATCCAAACAACAACAAACAAAACCAAGAGCAGCAATGACACCCAACCCGACAAAAGAGGAAATCGACGCACTGGAGCGCGAGATTCAACAATCGAGAAAACAGCGCGAAAGCCGCGTGCATCGCGCAGTAAACCCCGGACGCTAAAACGCCCGATAAGTAGATAACATTTTCAAATGTAAAACGAGAATATGAAACAGATTAGGTTTGTACCCATCGAGGCTTGCAACCTGCAAGTCAGAGAGCCACAGGAAGGTGAGCAGGAAAGCCGCACCATCGTCGGTATGCCCGTGCTCTACAACGTGCGCTCCGTGAACCTCACTCCGTGGTCGGAAGACCGCGAGGTCTATGAAGTGCTGGAGGCAGGCTTCATCACTCCCGAACTGTTGCAGCGTTCGGATGTGGTGCTCA